ACAAATTAATTCGTTATCTTTTCTATCAACAAAAATAGAAACTCTTTCTACATTATCATGATGTCCACAACCTTGTGCATAAGCTGATAATTGCATACCATGTTCATCATAAACTAATTTAGCAGGGTTTTTACCTTCTAAATTATTTTTAGTTTTAAAATCTATAAATATTCCTGACTTAGAATATAAATCTATTTTACCACCATAACCTAATTTAGCACAAAAAGAATCTTCAGCTATCCAGTTTTCATTAGGAAAAGTTTTATCTAAATAATTTTTAATTATACGATAAGTAGGATTATCTTCTTTTCCTGCAAAACCATTTTCAATTAGAGTATGAATCTTTGTACCTTCTATTGCAGCTTCTTTACTAATTTTTTTAGAGTCTTCTTTACATCTATAAGAAAAAGATTCAACTGATTCTCCTTCTTCTTTTTTTAAAGTTAATGCAGAATTTAAAGCTTGTTCTATTTTCCAATTTTCTAAAGATGGTTTAGCTATCATACCTAATATAGTGGTGACTGATGGAACTAGCTTTTGTTTTTTTGCATCTCTAAGAGTTGTATTTCTTTCTTTACCATTAGCACCTATTATAGTATACATAGGTTTACCTTCTCTAGTATACCAATGTCCAGATTCAGATGCAAACTTACTGTAAGTATCTAATTTATTAATGTGTTTCTGCCCAGTTGTTTCCAATTTTGTATTCTCCATTTAATTTACATCTAAGATTTAATTTTTTACCTGCATCTATAATTGATTGTACAGCTAATTTACCAAACTCATTTGCCCTTTCTTGTTCAACGCAACCTTCATAACTGTTGCTCCTGCTCCCTGTAATAGACTATTTAAGGCTGCGTGGGGGTGTCTGATGATGATTTTTCTTCCATCAAGTCCTTTGAGCCATCTTCTGTTAGATTTAGATACTGCATCCACTTGTTCTCGTAAGTTTCTAAGACTTGGTGTTGCTCGTAAAAACTTTTCTTTAACTCTTTCGCCATCTCTTTCCGAACCTCCAATGATGCTTCCGATTTTTTTATTTCCTGCTCCATAGATGAAGGCATAGATAAAAGTCTTCGCTGCATCTCTTGTTTCCAAACCAGCAGCAATTTTATTTGCTGTGTGTATATCTCCATTAATAACTTCATTTGTATATTCCTTATCATTCATGTAGTGTGCTAACATTCTTAACTCAAGTCCTGAAGCATCAACACCTACTAATTTATATCCTTTTTCTACTATCCATAATCCTCTACATTCTTTTCCATAAGATGAGTACACAGCAGGTATCTGTGCCATGTTGGGTGCTTGATGTGACATTCTACCAGTAATAGTACCATTGGTAATTACTTTGCCATGTACTCTTCCATCTTCCTTAATTGCTTCTACCCAGGAGGAAACTTGGGCAATTCTTTTTTGAAGCATTAAGTATTCGTTTATTAACTTAGCTTCAGGTATGTTTGTTATCTCTGATAAAACTTTTTCATCTACAATTACATGACCTTTATCAGTTTTCTTTTTAGGTTTCCAACCAAGCTTCATTAGTCTTTCACCTATCTGTTGTCTAGAACCAAGATTAAATTCTTTATATTTAACTTTAGTAAAAGGTACTCCCTTTACATACCCTCTCGCTTTGTTATTAGATTTAGGAATAAACACTTCCTCTATTCTTAAAGGAGGAAATGTAGACCTAACCTTATTTTGTAAATCATTCATGTGTTCTTGAAACTTAGCTTGTAATTCATATGCTCCAACAACATCAATCTTAAATCCTTTTTCATGTTGTCTTTGAATTATTTTAGCAACTTCATGTTCAAGTTCAACTGAATAACCAAAATCTTTTACTCTTTTAATTAAGAAATTATATAGTCTTTGTGTTAAGTCTACATCATTTCTACAATACTTTAACATCTCTTCACTAAAAAAATCAAATTGTTCAAACTCAATCTTACTATGACCAAGCTTTGTTCCCCAATTTTTTAGTGAGTGTCCACCATCTATCATTGGATTTAATAATCTAGATAGTATAAGTGTATCTGTTATCTTACATTTTTTAAATAAATCATAACCAAAAAATTTATTTAATACTGGTATATCAAATCCAATTATATTATGTCCAATAACTTCTTCAGTTTGTTTTATAAACTCTTCAAACCTATGCAGATTATTTTCTTTAAACTGATAAAATGTATCTTCATGTTTACAAACAATACACCAAACTTTATCTGCAGTTAATGTTGTTTCTATATCAAATACAACTTTATTAAAAGTCACTAGACTGTACCTCTATCAATCTTCCAGTATCATTGTTATACTTTAGATTACTACATGGTCCAGTTAGTCCAGAAAATCTATTCTTTAATACTCTAACTCTAGTAGTACTTCTAACATCTGGGTCATCATTTTGTGCATCTCTTTCAAGTCCAATTACAATATCACTTAGCTGTCCTATACTTGCTGAACCTCTTAATTGTGATAGTGATGTTGCTGCACCCTCTTCATGTCCTTTACCATCTGGTCTTCTCAAATGAGATACAACCATCATAGCAACACCAGTTTCTTGTACAAGTGTTCTAAGTCTAGTCATGATTTCATCTAATGCTCTTCTTTCATCACCATGACTTTGGTCTGATACAATAATACTTACATGGTCTATAACAATATACTTACAATCTAAACCCTTTGCTAAAAATCTAACTCTTGATACTATATTGTCAATAGAGTTAGAACCAAAATGGTCAAACATAAATACTCTACCAGTACCTACTGTCTTATCAAAGTAAGTTTTCATTTCTTCTTTACTTAAATGTACATCAGGTAAATGTAATCTTTGATTAGCTTCAATACTCATCAAACCTTTTGAAGTTATTACTGGAGTTTCTTCTAACATTAACAAACCAATATTGTCTTGAGTTTGTTTTATAATATGATGTACTATCTCTCTCATAACTTGAGTCTTACCTAAACCACTACCTGCAGTAAAGGTGACTAACTCTGATGGTCTAATACCATAAGTTATTTTATTTAATTCTTCAAATGGATATTGAACAAATGATTTTATTGTTGGTTTTGTTATCTCATC